CACTCTTCCCATGCGGTCAACATGCCCTTCGCCAAACGGATCAGGGTTTCGTGCAGCTTGCGTGTCGCCGGACTCATGTCACAGGGCCACGTCCGGCGCGTTCGCCGCGGCGAAATAGTAAACGTCGAACGTCAGCACCACACGCCCCGTCGGTTGCTGCGCCTCGCCCGAGAGTTCCGGCTCCGTGATGTCGGTCAGTGCAATCGTCGTGCCGTGCCCCGGCAGCGTCATGCCGGCAACCGCGATCTCGACCTCTTTGCACATCTGATCGAGCGTGTCGTCGATGTCCGCCGTCGCTCGGGCAATCGCGCCGACCCGCACGCGGAAGTGCCGCTCCTGTTGCGGCGGACTGTGGACCGTCGCCACCAAGATCGTCTCGTCCCCGGACGCGATCAGGAGGCCAGGCAGATCGGCTGTCTCTAACGGATAGACGCGCGACATGAACACGCGCGAGCCGGTGGTAGTAAGGCCCGTGAGCGCGCTTGCGATCGCCTCGCGTGCCTGTTGCCTGATGTGCGCAGCCATGGGTCATTGCCGCTCTAGGCGCAGCGTCGTGACGCCGGTCCCGTCCGGTTCCACGCCGCACACTTTGAAGACGTTGGCCCCGATGGCGAGCGTGTCGCCGTGCACGGTGCTCGCCGCCGCCGTCGTGGCCAGCATGAAGACCGGGGCGTACCCTTCGACCACATTGCCGAGCGCGCCGATATAGGCCGCGTCGTAAATGCCGCGCACGGCCACGCCGGCAAGCGTCGCGTCGACCGCAAACCCATCGGTCGAAAAGTAGGGCGCGAGGTCTTCGACGAACATCAGCCAGCACTCGCCGGATGTGCGAGCATTGTCACACTAAGCAGTACCGGGCCAGTGACGACCGTCCCGACGTACTGGATGTATTTGCCTACCGTCGCCGGAACAACAATCGTCGCAACGTGATCGGCAGTCGTGAACGATGCGTGCGTGGCCCCGGTAATATCTGCCGCACCGGCGCCAGCATCGCTTGTCGCTGTCCGCAACTTCCCGACGATACTACCCGTCACCGCGCCAACGCTGACGATAAAGATCAGGTTTCCCTTGTACGAACTGCAATCAATCCAGGCGCTTGTGCAGGCAGTCGTGTCGGCGCGCGATTCGCTTTCGAGAAACAGCACGACACTATCGCCCCTGATATCATTGGAAATGCTCATGTTTGTTCCTCTGCTGTTTTCGGTGGCCTGCCCCGTCGTTTTGGCACTTCATCCTGCTCGACTTCGGTTGTCGCTTTCGGTTCTATCTGCTGCGCCTTCCCCATCGCGACCAGCTCCCGCGCCAATGATCGCGGCACTTCCAACGGCGTACCGACTGCCACGGGCCTGCCTTGATAGAGGAAGGATCTGATCACGATGACTTGCATCTGCGGTTCCATCGTATTGGATGCGGTGGCGCCCGCGACGAGCGGGCTACCGTTTGCCGTTTGCGCCACCGTCGCTCCCTTTTACGTCAGGCTGGTGCCGTAGGACCAGGCACCGGCATACCGGACACCGACATCCATCGTGTAGAACGCGCGCAGGCCGGTCAGCCCTTGCGCGAACACGTCATTCGGGTTGACGGCCAGCTCGAGCACGCCCCACTCGCCCACGATGACGCTATCCCACGCCCCGAACAGCATCGTCGCCGACGCCATCTGTTCGGACGACATCGCCTTGAAGCCGCCCATCTGGCCGTCCAACATCGAGCCGGTCCAGATCGCATTCACGCCGTTCGTGAACGTCGGCCGCGCCATGCACAACGCCGCGATCGCCGACGTCGTGACATAGCCGCAGGACGCATTCAACGCATTCCCCGCCGCGACGTCGCTCTGGAATTCGAGGATGTCGGCATAATCGAACGAAGTGCCGCTTGTTAGCGTGCCGATGGAGGCCGTCTGCGTGATGCCCGTCGGCTGCTCCGTGCCGGTCCCGGCAATCACCGCCTTGTCGGCAGCAATGGCAACCTGCTTGGCAAGGTCCGTCAGAATGACCTGTTCCGCATCCGGCGACGATTGGAGCTGCAACAGGCGGCTGATCTGCGTGTACGCGCCGACGGTGCGCGGCGTGAGCGCGAGCTGCGCGAACGTCTGGTTTCCCTCGGTAATCGCGGTCGTTTCCGTCGACAGCCAGTAGGCCGTTGCGCCGACGGTCTGCTTCGGGATCGTGACGTTGCCGACGAGGCCCGACATGCGCGTCGCGCCCATCTGAAACGCGACCATCCGGTTACGAAGAAGCTCAATGAAACTCTGGTTATTCGTGCCGACGAGGTAGGCACCCGTGCCGGACACCGTCGCGTCCCGCTGCTGAACATCGAGCGGCAGGAAGAAGGACGTCGCCGTCTTGCCCGAGCGGCCGAGTTTCTTCGCCACTTCGAGACTCGCTTCGCGCTCCAGTCCGGCTTCGCTCCAGTCGTTGTTCGCGCTGGCGCGGATCGCCTTCATCAGCGAGTACCGGCGGACGTCCTTGTTTTCCATGCCGAGGTGCGCGGCGCTGGCGGTCGGATTGTCCTTGCTGCGCTCTTCGAGGATTTGCAGGATGTCCTTCGACACCTGTTCCATCGACGCGCCTTGCGTGATCCAGGCATTGCCGATGCGCTCGTCGAGCTTGTTGGCGCGAACGAGGTTGATGATCGCCTGCTTGCGCGCTTGCTCGTACTGAATCGGGTTCTTCGCTTGCAGCTCGGGTTCGGTGACGACGGGCGCCGCCGCTTGAGTAACAGTTGCTTCGGACATGATTGCTCCTTTGGCTTGCGCCGTGGTTGCGACGGCTTGCGCCGCCGGTGTGTCCTCGATCCTCGTCATGCGGACCTCGGTTTCTTCATTGACAAAAGCGCGACCGATGCCGACGGACTGATCCGCGGGGACGGTCACGATGCTGATCTCGAGCGGCTCAAACTTGGTAACGCGCACTTCGCCGGTCTTCGGGTTGTCGACGGCATCGAGTACCCGGTACATGAAGCTGACATTCGGCAGGATCTCGTCGCGGACCATGCCGAGCACTTCTTCCGCACGCGCGGTCTTGGCGAAACGGACGGTAGCGTAGCCGCGGCGCTCGGTGGCGTTGATCCACGCCCGCTCGACCTTGCCGATGACGTCGTTCATTTCGTGGTTGAACAGCAGCGGCGCCCCGTCATTCAGGCGCGACATATCGGCCGATCCGGTGTCGTGCGACAGAATCTCGTTGCCGTACCACCGCTGCACTGGCAGTTCGGACGAGAACGGGAACGTGATCTTGCGTTGATCGACATCGACGATCGGCGCTTCCTGCATCTGCAGCAGTCGGGTCTGCGGTTTGAGCTTCATGCTTTGGCCCTCATTTTCAGGACGCGCGCCGGGGCGCCGTCTTCGGTGTCCGTCGCATCGGCTTCCGCTGCAGCCGGGGCAGGCGAGGCGACTGGCGCGGCCGGCTCGACCGGTTCCGGCACCGTCGTGTCGACTTCGATGTCGGCCTCGTCGAACATCGCGAGTTCTCGCTTGCGTTCGCCGATCACGTCTTCGATGTCCAGGCCTCCGGAGGTCATGGCGATGACCTGCGAGACGGTCATAAAGCCCGCCTTCACCGCTTCCTTGTAGGCGTCGACTTCCTTGGTTGGGTCCACCCATGACCAGCCGCGCAGCTTCCACGTTGGCGACAGGAAGCGTTCCGGATCCAGCGCCCACGATTCGACGGACACCGACGGCACGGCGCCGGACAGGACTGCCGCCTGCATCCAATCGCGCAGCAGCGGTTCACGAAAAGAGCGGACCCACCATTGCTGGAGAACCCGCCAAAGGTCACGATCATCGAGGAGGGCCAATCGTGACGACGAATAGTTGCTCTGCGAGTAGTCACGGCTGAGAGACTCGTAGCTAACGCCAATGCCGCTGGCGACCTCGCGCAGCATCGCGCGCATGAAGGCATCGAACGCCGTGTTCGGCCGGTTCGGCATGAAGGCGTTGAACTTCTCGCCAGGTCCGAGGCGTTCGATCATGCCCGGTGAAAGCTCTAGCTGCTGCGTCCCATCGGTCTGCGGCTCGCCGATGGGGTTATCCATGTCGGGCGTCTCGATCATGCCCATGTAGGACGCGGCCGAGCGCGCGGCGATGATCTCGGCCTCGCTGTAGCCATCCATGTCGTTTAGTTTTCTTACGACGGCATGGAGCCACGGTTCTCCGCGGGTCTGCGGCCACCGGTCCACCTTCCGCAGATGGATGATGTCCGCCGCCGGGACGCGCTCGAGCTTCACCGTCTGGTCGGCAGTAAAGCGCAATTCGCCAGGATGAATCGTGCGGATGAAGTACGCTACCGGACGGCCGAAGGGATCGAGTTCCACGCCGAGGCGCGTCGCCGGTCCGCCGGCCTGCGGGTGCGTGAACTCGTCGGCAACCCGCTCCGCTTCGATCAGCTCCAGCGCGAACGGGATGCGGCTATTGCCGAAGGCGCGGTAGTGCTTGCGGATGAACACTTCCCCGGCCGTGAACACTTCGGATAGGCACGTCCGCTCAAAGTCCGAGAAGTGCATTCCGCCGCCGGTATGGCAGGCGTCCGCCTTGGCCCACAGATCCCAAGCCGCTTCGATGTCGGAATTGATGCGCTGGTGCAGCTCGCCGCGGCTGTTCTTGACCTGACACTGCATTCCGACGCCGGACCCGATGACGTTGTTGACCACAACGACCCTAGCCCTTTTGGCGTAGGGGGCATCGCGCATCAATTGCCGGGACCGGCTGCGCAACGCCGTCAGCGCGCCGTTCAGTTCGGAGTCTGCGCTGCTGTTGCTGTAATTGCCGAAGCCGGTAGTAAGTCGGTTATTGGCCGCGCCGGAATAGGAGCGGACGCCAGCCTTACCCGGAGGGGCGATCCAACGGGCAACACTGCGGCGCCAGCGTTCAAGCACGGGCCGTCCTCACACGGATCTGTCTCGGATTAGGAAGTCCAGCGGCCATCTTTGCGGCGGCGTCCTCGCGCCACACTTCCGCCGCCAGCGCGGCGCGCATCGTCAACAGGTCGGCCTGATCCTTGAACCGCATGGACCGGTTGCCGATCGTGTATTCGAGAACGTGCGCCTGGGAGCCGTGCGTTGACAGCGCAGCGTTGACAGCGTCGAGCGCGGCGCGCGCTGGACTGCGCCCGTCATAGGCCGCCACTGTCCGCGGGTCCGGCAGTAGCGTGACCACGCCCTTGTCGACGGTGATCTCGTCCCCTGCCTTGCTAATGGTCGCCCACCAGGAGTATTCGCCCGCCGTCCAAGTCGCCGTCGTGACGGCCTCGACCTGTGTCCGATACCGCTCCCCGTCCGAGTCCGTACCGGAGATGATGGTGATCGGCGTACCCGATACGCGAGGAACCAGGCGATAGGTTAGCGTGTAGCCCGCGGTGGCCGGGAAGTCGGGAATGGCCGTCGGAAAGTCAAGCGTATCCCCAACAAAAAGCGTTCGCTCCATGTGCCCAGATTGCCGCGTTTTTCAGGAACACAATAGGCAAAAACTGGCACAACTAGCCGATGCGCTCCAACTCCAACAATGTGACTTCGTTCCCGATGCGGGCATCCGCCGGCAAAATGGGAGTTATGCCGATACGGGCGGTATCGGGGTGCAGAGATTTAAGCGGCCCTCGCGACGGCCGCATGGGCATAGCGGTTGCGATGGCGCAGGCGTCTGGCCTATCGACCGCGGCTATGGTGCACGCCACGGCCCCGACATTGGGATTGGCCGTGATTGTGGTGACGTCGCTCGATTCCGTTGCGGCGATGACTACTAGGAGGGCCTGGAGCGTGGCAATGTTGGCAAGGTCGCTGGATTCCACTGCCGCAATGCTGGCAAGACATGAACCCGTAGTAATTGCCGTTGTATCGCTCGTTTCGACTACGGCAATAGACGCGGTCAAAATCGTCGACGGCGCCTCTTGTCCCGAGAGTGGGATTCCACCCAGCGGAGAAAACCCTAGAGTCATTGTCAGGAGATTTCAGCGTATGCCAACTGCGCCAACGATGTGATGGCGGTCTGCGTCCCGGTGCATGAAGCTGGATCGGTCAGGCTCACCGTCGAGTTCCCGCCGCACTTCGGTTCCGCATCCCGTATGCCGGTAGTTAATAGTGTGCCAATGGCTTCAATCGTGGGAACGGCCCCGCCGGATACCGTGATCAGAATGCCGACGTAATGCCATCCGGCGTATGTGGTGACGAACGGACCGCTTGTGACGGCCAGCGTTTTTTTGGCATTGGCCGACCATGCCGTGCTCGTATCGTCGGCTGTTTTCGCCAGAACCACCCGGGATGAGTCGAACAATCCGAACCACTGATGCGTCCCGGTGCCCAGAGGAGTGGCGCCCGCCCAAAATGAGATGTTCGTAACTGGCAATCCTTTCGGCAAAAGGATGCGGAATAGCCTCAACGTGCCGGAAGTCGCCGCACCTGCGGATTGCGTCGTGGTCAGCGTGCCACGGTCAAACGTAGCGGCCAAGCATCCCGTCGTACCGCCGAGGGCCTCGTAAATACCCTGCGGGAATTGGATTGACGCCTTGTTGGTCGCATTCGGATCGGCCACCAAAGCTTTACCGGCCGCGGTGCCAATGGCGAGTTTTGCAGCAGTGGCCGTCCCCGTCCCGATCACCACGTCGCCAGCCGCAGCCCATACCGGGTCGGTCGCAATCGTGGTTGACACCTTACCATTGAACGTCGTCCAATCGGTCGACGACAGGAACCCAGGGACGCTGCCGCTCGCCTTTTGTCCGTTGGCGTAGTCAAGACTGATAATGCCTGAGGCGGCATTGAAGTCTGCTGCCGTAAACCCTGCCACGCCTTTGGTGGCATCGTCGGCGCCCGCATCCGTCGCCGTGAACTTTCCGTTGAACGTCGTCCAATCCGCAGCCGACAGGAACCCCGGAACACTGGCCGTAGCCTTTTGGCCGTTCGTGTAGTCCAGGCTTATGACGCCGGATGTGGCGTTGAAGTCCGCGGCCACAAAAGTCGCCAGACCTTTTGTTGCTCCATCGGCGGCAGCATCTGTCGCGCTAATTTTCCCGTTGAACGTCGTCCAGTCAGCGGCAGACAGGAATCCAGGGATGCTACCTGTAGCTTTTTGTCCGTTCGTGTAATCAAGGCTGATAACGCCGCCAGCGGCATTGAAGTCTGCTGCCGTAAAAGTTGCCACGCCCGTCGTTACACCGTCGGCCGCGGCAGAAGGCAACGTTTCCCAACTGCCGTCCCCTTTGCCGTACAGGGTGCTGCCTGTGCCCGCCTTGTAGGTGGCAATAGCGACGTCGTAATTGTTCAAGTCCTGGGCGAATGTAGCGGGTTCCGTTCCCTTGCCTGAGACTATTTTGTATTCCGGAAATATCTTACGCAGGCCCGCGCCGCTAGAGTTCCCGGTTAACGCCGTGAAACTATTACCAGGCGTCTGATCCGTCGCATTGGTATAGGAGATGGCACCAAATAACAGCTCTTTGTTTTGCGTGCGCTCCGCGGTCGGTCCTGTGCTTGGCAACCCCGCCGACGCCATATTCACTTGCGTGCGATCTAGCCATGACGTCGTTGCTATGTTCGACCACTCCGACGCGATGGCCGCACCGTATTCGCTCAACCCGGATAAAGTCAGGGTCAACGTATCGCTGATTTGATGCCCAACGGTTATGTGGCATGACGCAATACTGACCGCCGGACCTTGGCCTATTTCGGTCACGTCAACCTGCCACGTATTGCCCCGCGAATCGGCAATCGACGAAACCACACGGTCATTGGAAGTCGTCACGGCAAGGATCGCGTGATTACCTACCGTGGTCGTCTTCGTAAACGTGACTACCATCGTCCCATTAAGAACCGCATTCATTGCTCCAGACGCAATGTTGTCCTGTGCTGCCCTGATGTTCGGCAATGTCGGATATGGGCCGCCGCCATCTTTGCGCCCCTCGCCCGTCGTGGTGAGCACGTATGAAGTAATGATGTTGTCGACGAATGCCATGCCATTCACGAGATCGCGCAATACGACGCGATTCGGAACTGCCACCCAGTCCGACTTATTGGCATTGGTGATCGTCGCGCAATTGAATGGCGTATTCCATAACGTCACCAGCGCATTCGGTGAATCATTCGCCCCCCAAGCGCCGGAAATGTTCACATTCTCTATCGTCACCGAACATGGATAGACGTCTCCCACCAAAACGCCGATATTGCCGCATTCAAAGTGCATGTCCGCGTAGCGACCCGTCGCGGCGTTGAGGCGCACATGCGCCCTGCCAACAGCAACGGAAGATCCCTGCGCCGTAAACGTCACGTCGCGTATCCCGCGCGTGGCGTCTATTTTCCCGGTCCCGGCACCGAGCTTAGAGAACATGAAGTCGATGCCGATGCAGTTCGCCACCGGCGTTGATGACGCGATGACCCATAACT